GTGACTACAGCAATTACGATTTGTCCGTGCCCTCTCTTTTGATGGACTCGGCCTTTTCGGTTTTGGCTCATGTGGCTTCCCTTGTTGGTTGGAGTGTAGAGGAACTTTCTTTCTTGAAGAATTTGTCCACTAACTTCTCCCATCCCGTTTATGTCATCCTTGGTCAGGTTTTTTCCGTTGCCGGCACCATGGCTTCTGGGATGTCCGTTACCGCTCAGATGAATTCTTTGATGAATAGTCTGGTCGTTCGCGGCGCATTTTATGTTGCCAATCCTCCATTGCGGGAGTATGCCGGTGTTCCTTTGCCGAGCGGACTTAGTCGCTTCCAGGATAGCGTTAGCCTTATTACTTATGGTGATGATGTTAAAGGCGCTGTACGCCCTGTTTCGGGTGTCATACCGCTTACTAACTTTCACATACGTGATTTTGCTGCCACGCTTGGAATGGTCTACGGTGCTGTTGATAAGGGTTTACTTGACCTTCCGGAGTACTATTCGAAGGAAGAGATTACCTTCTTAAAGTGCACCGATGTCTTTATACCCGAGTTGAACAGGCGTATGGGTAGTCTTGCCTTGTCCTCTATAAGGAAGTGTCTCGCTTTTGAGCGAACGCGAACTTTTGAGGCTAGGATTTCTACTGCGCAAGCTGCGTTGCGTTTGTTTTTCCCTTCTGTTGCGAAGAATGGTGACCACGCGGCTTATGAGAGGTTGCGTGAAGAGGTTGTCCGCATTACACATTTGGCCGTTACACGTGATTCTGAGCATTTTGAAGCTCGAATTGTCGCGGAACGTTTGCCGTGTTATGCAGATACCCTAGAGAGCCTCCGTTCGGGGGCTAGTGATCCTACGTTTGGGGAGGCAATGACTGGAGAGTCGTTGTGGTCCCTTTTGTAGGGTGTGTGTTTATTTATTTATTCGTTGTATTTTATCCATTCATTTTAGATTAAACTTAAATACTTTTGTACTTTGTACGCGTTTGGACTTTTGTCTACTTATTTATATATTATGAGTACAGTTACTGAGCCTAGTGTTGAATTGAATACTGATGCCCC